ATTTCGGAACACAATAAGCTGTGACTTTATCCTTAGAGTCCATCAACTCAATGCTTGTGTAATTCCCATACCTTTTTGCAGTTTGTGCTGCAAAATAATTACACTCCGTAATTGAATAAAAATACATATTATTGCTTATAAGCTGCCTATCGGGACCAGTGCCTAGATAAACAATCAGTAAAAAAACATGTATCATACAATCCTTGTAGCTTTTCTCTTCCCTTCTAATACAGATCCACACCCACGAGCAATCATACCATTCTTAGGTTGATTTTTTACTTTACGCTTTCTTGTTTGCGGCTCGACAGTAGCCAAACCACCATTTTCCATTTTCTTAGCCTTCTTCTTTTTCTTTCCACCAGTGCCGTAATTAGCAGCACCAACCTTTCGGCATTTAGCTATAGCGCCGCTTGCGTAAGCGCTTGGAAAGACTCTGTAACGAGCTTTTACTTTTCGGTAACATGCGTCTTTTGGCATTTTTCTTCCTTTTCATAGGGGGCTTACTAATTTGCTTGCCCATCTGTGAACGGCCCATAGCCATTAGAACAATTGTTCCATACCAGCCGCTGCAACAATTAATATAGCAATACCCCATAGCCTAGTATCAAGACGTTTTAGTTGGTCCTGTATATCAGCGTAACGTTTGTCACAAGAAGCCTCATGCTTCTCTAATTGCTTCAAAACATCTTCTGGGGTCATTAACACTTCCATCTTTTTCTGGCCTGACGTAAACGGCTATTAGGATTTTTAGCTGCTTTAGGGAACTTTTTCATTTGACCAGCAGAACGAGCGCAAAAAGACTTTCTGCGCTTTGCTGCTGCGCTTCCGGGCTTTACTTTACCTGTAACCGCTGTCTTTAGTTTGCTGCCGGGGTTTTTACGCCTATAAGCAGCAACACCAGCTTTAGTCATTCCCGCCCCTGATTTTGTGGGGCGGAAATTCTTTTTATTACGCGGGGGCATCTTCCCTTTGGAACTAGCCATTTTTGTCTCTACGACAAGAAAATGGTTAATTGGTTGCTAGAACCAGTGAAAGCAGAAACAAACGCACCGCTTGTAGCAAGAATGCCGTCATCTGGAATATTTAGATGGTGCATACCTGTAGGAAAAGTCTGCGTAATTAAAGTTTCACCAGAAGCACTACCATTTTTAATCGTAAAAGCACCAGCCGCGTTTGCAAAAATTACAATTTGACGGATGCGAGAACGAGCCGGGCCTACAACAGCAGCAGAATCCCCTTGGGCATGGTTAAAGGCTCTTACTGGACCAGCCATATTAGCCTCCTACTATGCTAAGTTATTGTTTTGCTGATACAGAATTGTAAAACGAACAAGACCTGCGTTTGTTGCAGCGGAACCAGTTACAGTCAAACGAATATCTGATGTCCCTGTATCCTGCCACGCCAAAGCTGCGCCTGCCTCAGTGGTTGGGTACTTGCGACCAGCAGTTGTGCCAGATGCAAAAGTATTCAAGATTGTAGCCGCTCCACCCGCAGTGTCTCCAACACTAAGATTGGTTGAAGTATTGGCTGCTGTAATAACATCAATAACACAATCAATGATTTGAGAATTTGCTGGGATGACAACATCAGTAACTTGTGCTGCGACTGCGCCGCCAGAAAGATCTACTGAAAATGTTTGAGCCATAACAACTTGACCTACGTTAGCAACATCTGTTCCAACAGTGGTTCCAGTTGTATTTTTAATGGTTCCGGCCTTAATAGGACCAGAGAAAGTAGTTGTAGCCATGTACGTCTCCTGTCGTGGCTAGTGTCAAACGCCCAATGCGTTTGTCAGGAATTAAAAAACTATACAATAAAAAAGGGCGACTGTGAAGCCGCCCTTTTCTTAATAAAAACCCGACGGGTTCTTACTCGCATTTCTATTATGCACCCGGTGAACCGAATACACAACGTGGATCTGAGAATCCAAAGCTGTAACGCTCACGAGCCTTGAACCGCATGTTGCCTGAATCAAAATCAGCCTCCATGTTGGTTGCAAGTGGCGCTCTTTCAAAGTGCTTGAAGCCATTTGGAGCATCAGTCTTGAGGAAGAACGCATCAGGATCTGTCAAGAAGTGGTTAATTGTATAACCCTCTGGCAGCATGCCCCTGTTGCGTATCGCATTCAAATCGTTGTCAGATGTACCGACGCGGAGTGTAGACTCAAGAAGACGATCAGCAACAAACTGAAGCTGTGGCGGCACAATAAGCTTCATGCCACGCAGGGCAATAATCATATTGCGCTCATCAACGAATGTTGAGATGTCAATAAGAGCATTCTCAAGTGATGTTTCGTTGAGGTCAGCAGCAGTTGAAGGCTCGTTGCGGAAAGTTCCACCACCAGCAAGCGGGTGAACCGCAGAACAAAGCTCAACGCCATCACCACCAGTAAAGTTGGCATCAAACGCGTTGTTCAATGTAGCAGCAGCTTTAACCTGCTTAGTGTGAGCCATGGAACGTGCCAATGCACGAGTGTAACGAGCGCCAAGGCGGTCGTACAAGTTATCTTCCATAGCCTCTTCAGTCAGTGCAAAAGCAAGAGCAATTGTTTCGTGCGTGTAACGAGCAGTATATGCTTCGTTTGCAGAATCAAATTGCACTCCAGCACCTTCAGCTTTGGTGTTGGCATTGCCAAATCCTACGAGCATGACCTCTTCTTCAAATGCACGATCTGAAGACTCGGTGTCGTAAATTTCAGCATGCTCGGCGTCATAACGATCATATTCCATTCCGAACAGAACGTTGAGGCCGGGTTCTAGCTCTTTCGCTAGTTGGGCGCGAGAAATAGCCATCAGTCAGCCTCCTTATGCCAAGCCAGTAGTGCCAGCGCTAAACAGATGATTGTTGATAACAACAATTACATTTGTATTAGCAGAGCTAACATCACTGTTCTCTGGGTCAGTGGAAATGTCGATGGCCTTGAGAGGCAAGCCAGCGGTAGTCGCGCCAGTTGTCACATCAATCTCTGTGCGAGATGTGCCAGAAACAGTGCTTCCAGCAGTGGCATCAACAATATCGAAATTACCAAACAGGTCCGCTACAGGGAACGCAGCATCAGCTTGAATTTCGTATTGAGCATGTGGCGCATCAATAACGAAAGCTTCAATATCAGCAGCATTTGTAGAGGCTGGGTAAAAATTGGAAAAGGTTTCTTTTCCTGTAGTTGGATCAGTGTAGCGGCATCCGTTGAAAACACCCAAAACAAGATCCGTATTGCCAGCCGCGATACGCTCAATACCACCGCCAGTGACAGCTTTTACAATGTCACCTTGGAAGATTGAAGTACCGTAGTTAGCCGCAATGCGGTATTTGTTCTGCATGCCAACCAGATCGGAGCCATTACCTGAACGCGAAAGGCGTAGGCCAAAAGCGGCATCTTGATTAGCCATCTTTTTATCTCCTAATTGTCAGCTACCCCTTTGGGTCCACCAAAGGACACAGAGGAGCTACGTTGCGGTTTTAGCTTTGGCATCGCAGCATTGGATTCACGCATCCAATCACGATCCACAGCTTCCATTTGGTTTTGCGTAGTGTTCTGGTAATGAGCATTACGCTGATCCGCAATTTCTTCAGGAATCCTAGCAAGAACCAGTCCTCCAACGCCAATTACGCCAGCGTTTTTTCCTTCTTCAATCACAGGCGCATCAAACTCTGGAAAATCTTCGGCACGAACCAATTCATATCCTTCGCGTCTGCGTTTGTGAATGTTATTGCGGTCATCGTACTCCATTACGGACTCACGAATCCACCTGTGTTTATACCCTACAGGAGCTTCGGGTGCCTCCAAGGCTGAAGGTGGACGCCAATCTGCAACTCTCGCTTGTTTTTCACGGGTTTGCGACTCCCGGTTTGTGCGATCTGACATTATCCATTATTCCTTTTTTCTAGCCTTGCAACTTCTCGTGCATAATCTTCAAGTTTTATGCCCATCTTTTTACAAAAATCGACTTGTCCCTTGTTAAGTTGCACGGTGTCTTTCCGTCCATTTTTGGTAGCTGACCGTCCAGAGGACGCAGGAGCAACTGCTTGGACGTTTTGCTTTTGCTCCTGAAATTTGTGTGGAAAATGATGACGCATACGCTTATCTATTTCCGCATAATATTCATCTGTAGATGGATCGTAGCCTTCTGCACCAACAAGCTGCGTATGAATGGCCTCTGCCCCTTTACTCATAACCATATCACCACTGGGGCCAAACCAAGTATTACGAGACATCCAAGACTTTAACTTAGGATCTAAATCCTGTTGCTGTGGCACTTGAGCAGGCTGCACTTGCTGTTGAACTGGAGTCTCATCAACAACCTGTTCTGAACGAGCTTTTTGTATACGCAAACGCTCTTTTTCTATAGCCAATTGAGACATTGCAGATTGTGCTTCAGCAACCTTTGACATGTCTCCAGCATCGTATGCTTCTTGCATAGCTTTTTTAACAGCAACTTCTTGTGTCTCTACACGAGCGCCGTATTCGTTAACGTATCCTTGGTCCAATTCAGCGAGGCGTTTTTTATATTCCTCGTTTTTCTGCTGAACCTGACGCGCATAAGCGTATGCAGCTTCGGTTTCCTCAAGAGCCTGCTTACGTTTTGCCGTAAGCTGGTTAATTCTCTTTTTAACGTTGTCGCTATAATTTTCTAATTCGTTATCGTTTTCACCCTCGGAGGAAACATCTTGTACAATTGTACTGGTTTCTTCTTGAGTTTGTTCAATAGAATTAGAAGAAGAGTCTTGCGGCTCATCGTTAATTTCGATAGCAACGAGTTCTTCTTTAGGCTCTACTTCAGCTTGTAATTCTGCATTCATTTCCATGTCTCCCACTATACATATGAAATATCTGCTGGGTCAAGAATGGTAGCGATAATATTATCATCATTGATCAATCTTACCTCTAATCCATCGACTTTAAACCTATTTCCAGCATATCTTCCCATTAAAACCCATGATTTCTCACTGCACCATGGTCCTGATGGAAATTTATTATCATCCAAATAAGCGTCTGGACCAACTTTTACGACATATGCCGCAACTGTTGCAAAACTTTCACGCTCTCTAACAGAGTCAGGAATGATAATCCCGCCAGCACTTTTTTGTTTCATGTAATATGGGATCACAAGCAGACGATAGCCCACGGGCTGTGGTAATCTATCAATAGCACTTAGC